TCTACTTTATTTTGATAGCCTTCAGTATCAAAATAAGATTGTTTTGTGTTTGATGATGAAAGAGAAATAGTAGGCTCATTTATCATATTTAACAACTCAAACCGCTGTTCAGCAGTAAGCATATATGGCTCATAGTCTACATGTTCTGAAATAGTATTAGAAATATCTATTTGTAATGCATCAATAGTAATCGGATTAAGTCGAATTTCTGGCTTAGGTGTAAAAGAACTTAGCACTGATTTTAAAAATGAAAACATAATAATCCCCCTAATAATTAAATATAGTGATGATAAAATTCTATATTTTCTAATAAATCATCAGTAAGTTCTTTGCGCCTTACCATATGTTCAATTAAATTAACATGATGATCTATGTGAAAATCATCATTAATGATATGCAGCAATTCATGCTTTACTTCATTACGCATATCTTCAAATGACATATTCTTGCGAATATAAATATTGTGTACACCTTCATCTTCCCCAGTTGATGAAATAGCTTTTACATTTGGAATATCACACTCAATAATATTAACAATCACTCTCTAACATCCCCCATTATAAGTTTATTTGTGTTTAAGTTTGAGTAATTCTATATATTCTACAGCTTTTTCCATATCCTCCTTAGAGATACCACGTGATGCGGAGAATAACATACGCATCTCTGGACGAGTGCGAAGCATTTCAGCATACTCTGCAGTTTCTGCATCCAAATAATAATTAGAAGATTGCTCATTTGTTGGAATATTCTCATCATAACCAAGTAGCCATGCAGGACTAACATTTAATGCTTTAGCAATAATATATACTTTATCTTGCTTTGGCTCGTATCGGTCATTTAACCAATCAGAAATGGAAGATTGACGGATACCAGTACGCTTTGCTAATTCAGTTTGAGTTATTTTGCGTTCTTTCATGATACTTTTTAAACGATTTATAAATTGAATACTCATGATAACTTCTCCTCTATTACTTGCTATACGCTTATTATAAACGGAAAACCGTCAAAAGTAAACATATTTTTATAAATATTAAACCAAACTTAAACGGAAAACCGATAGACAAAAGAGAAAAACGAGTGTATTATTGAATTACGGAAAGCCGATAATTAAAAAAGGAGGTACAGAAATGGAATTTGATTATACAAATCTAAGAGCATTTATCAAAGAACATTTTCATAATCTAAAAGAGTTTGCTCATTTCTTAGGCATTGGTACAACGCAGTTAGGCCAACGCTTAGCAAACAAAGTACCATTCACTCAAAGAGAAATTGATAGAGTGGCCAACAATATGGAATGTGGGAAATTAGATATGAATAAAATTGATGCTCTTTTTTTTCAAAAGAAATAACGGAAATCTGATAATTAAATAGAGAGGAATGTGTAGTAATGGAAAGTGTTCAACCAAAATACGTGCCTATTAGCACATTGGCTAAGATATGGGGGCGCAGCAAAATGTATATCTATAGAAGAATAGATATGATCCGTAATGAAGGTAGATTTAATGAAATCTGTATGCAACTAGGACCACAACAAACGCTGGTACATGTAGAAAAATTTGAAGCAGGGATAAAAGGGCAGCACATGAAGTGGCTAAAGGGGGCATAGAAGATGAACATTATAAATCTAATTACAACCGTGCAATGGTGCTTGGGGATATTAGGGTTAGGACTATATGGAGGAATTGAGCAAGCAGAAGGCTGGCAAATACTAATCAATATAGTTTTAACAATAACAACTGGCATCACAATTTGGACGTTAGGCTGGGTTAAGGAGGTGATAAAACATGAAAGACAAAAAAGAAAAAGCACTAGATCTACTAAAAACATATTTAATGTTTAATGACGAAGAAATGCAAGTTTTAAGGGAACGCATTACATCAATCAGCGTAACCAATAAATGTGCAAGTTTAGACTTTACTATTCTTGCTAATGGAAGCGCTATATTTGTTAAGCGAAAAACAGGGGAATATGTATTACGCATAACAGGTAAAGGCCCAATTAAAGAGAACAAAGTATATCTTGCATTAAGGGCAAGAGAAATACTGCTTGATGCGGTGATGAATAATGAGTAAACACTGCAGCATATGTGATGAGTGCAATAAAAAAAGCCATGCCTACATACACTGTAGACAGGCTAAAGGGATTATATGTATGGAACATTGCGATGTATGTCAATATTTAGAAGTAGCGCAAGGAGATATGCATTGCAAATACCCAAGGCAAAAAGAAAAGGCCACTAATTAAAGTGGCCTAATCAAGCACGTAATTACGTACCAAACCTAACATAATTATATCACACATGGGCATAAAAGACTAGGGAAAAGCTTATTCCAGGGCTTTTCTTATTAACTAGATATAACATATTAACAAATCGACCATAGGGAGTAATTACGATGAGGAAGCGTAAAAAAACCATATCTAAAAACATGATAGAAGTACTTGATTATCACACATCAAGAACATATAGAAAAAATGGTAAGCGTGTAAAAAAGAAAAGCATCACACCAGAAGCGATGAAAAAACAAAATGAAAAGCAGGCAGAAGCAAGCTTAAGAATGTTGATTGATAATAACTTCACTACAAATGATTGTTACATCACACTCACATATAAAGAACAGCCTGCTACATGGGAAGATGCAAAGAAAGATATTCAGAATTTTATAAGACGGCTCAAACGTAGATATAAAAAACTGGGTAAGGAATTAAAGTACATCTATATTGCAGAGGGGAAAACAAGAATACATTTCCACATGATCATCAATAATGCGGAATTGTATTCAGATGAAATCAATGAACTTTGGCCACATGGCATGCATAAGTTGATGCTATATCAAGGCAGAGCAGAAGATGCAGTAAGATTAGCAAGCTACTTCGTAAAAGAAAAACGGAGTGCATGTTATTCAGATAAAGAAGATGCATTTAAGCGCAGGTGGAACAGTAGCAAGAATTTAGAAAAGCCGAAAGTAAAAACGGAAATTCTAAAACCAAGCGAATGGAGAGATTATATTCAGCCACCTAAAGGATATTACGTAGAAACAGATAGCATAGTTGAATCAGTATCTGATGAAGGATATCCATATAGATTTTACAGATTGATAAAGATTGAGGAGGTAACACGTGGAGCTACTAGGATTAGGCATATTTCTAGGGGTAATACTAGGAATGGCGATAGCATCGCTATACATAATTAATAAAGAATGTGAGAAATGGGAGGAAGAAATAAATGATAAACGTAAATGAGGTATTTTTAAGCGGTAATGTAGTAGCGGATGCAGAGCTACGATATACAAAAACAGGAAAGCCAGTACTCACATTTAGAATGGCAACCAATAAATATGTGAATGAGCAACAGAGTACACAATATCACAACATTGTATGTTGGGTTGATGCGGAACTTTACAGTGGGTTACGCAAAGGTGATTTTGTAGCGGTAGCAGGTGAGTTACGTTCTAGATCCTACGAAGATAAAACAGGAGCAAAACGATATGTAACAGAAGTAGTGGCACAAAACCTTACATATGGACTTAAACAAAATGAAAGTCAAAGTAATTTCAATAATTTTGATGAAGATGAAAAAATTCCATTTTAGGAGAAAGCAATAATGAAACGAGGTAGACCAAAGAAAGTATGTAGTCATTCGTTTGGACCTTCTAAAAGTGGAGCATTATGGGTAAAAGATTCATGTCCTAAAAGAAAAACATCAATAAAGCTATTTAAGGGAAAAACAACAGGTACTATATATTGGCTAAAAAAGGAAGAATGTAAAGATTGTCCTGCTTATAATCCAGTACGTGTTCAAAACCGATAGGGGGCGAAGTTATGAATCAAGTAACAACACTTTTTAGTAGTAATGAGTTTGGGAGTGGGGGTGATTTTGCTTGCAACTGGTGGTGCGTCAATTTCAACGATGAGGCTGACGCCAAAACAAATTTTAACAAAGATGAAATAGGAGGAATATGACGGTATTAAGTATGAAAAATGTTGGATTCAAATATGACAATACAGGTGTGGAGGTTTTGAAAAATGTGAATATTGAATTTGAATCAGGGAAATTTTATGCAGTGGTGGGAAAATCTGGCTCTGGTAAATCAACGTTCTTGGGGCTCCTGGCGGGACTAGATACTCCGACAACTGGAGAAATCCTAGTAGATAAATTTGATATTGCGGCGATGGGGTATTCATATCACCGGAAGAATAATATTGCGTTAGTATTTCAGAGCTATAATCTGATTGATTATCTAACCCCAATGGAAAATTTGAAGCTAGTTAATTCTCAGGCGAGTAATGAAGTACTTAAAAGAATGGGTCTAGAGGAGTCGATTCACAATCGAAACATTATGCAGCTTTCTGGTGGGCAACAACAGAGGGTGGCAATTGGGCGAGCGCTGGTTTCAAAAGCGCCAATAATCTTGGCAGATGAGCCTACGGGGAATTTGGATGAGGAAACAACCGGTGATATTATAGAAATATTGAAAGAGGCAGCACACAAGGATCATAAATGCGTGATTGTAGTGACACATAGTGATCAGCTTGCGAAATCTGCGGATGTAGTATATCAGCTAAAAGAGAAGAGTCTCGTGAAAAAGGGGAAATAAAAGATATAGGCTCGAGGATATTTTGTGTGCTATAATCGTCTAAGAAAGGCTTAAAATGTGTGCACAATTTGTAACGTCGAATAAAGTGACTTGTCCGAACTGCGGAAGCACAAATGTAACTCCGATGGGGAAGAGCGGTAGTTCTGCCGCGGAACGTATGATTTTCGGGAAGATGGTGATGGGACTTTTGGGTGCAATTTTGGGCTATTTTGCTTCGGATGAAAAGTATAATTTCCATTGCGGAAACTGCGGTGAGATGTTTTCGATAAAGAAATCATAAAAATGGCTAGCTAGCGCTAGCTATTTTTAATGTTTATGCTAAAATGAAGTTATTGATTCAGAGGTGAATCTTGTTAAATAAATTAAGGCGTGGGCGAAAGGAGAGGTGTCCCATGGTAAATAAAAATATTGAAACAAAAACTGAGGGGTCGAGAAAAAATCCAGGGAAGTCATGCAAATATATTTTTGTGACAGGCGGTGTGTTATCTGGTGTTGGTAAGGGGATTACTGCAGCTTCAATGGGGGCGATTTTGAAGGCGAAGGGCTACAAAGTGACTATGCAAAAATGTGACCCATACTTAAACGTCGATGCAGGATTATTAAATCCAGTGGAGCATGGTGAGTGTTTTGTGACACATGACGGCGTGGAAACTGATTTGGACTTAGGTCACTATGAACGTTTTTTGGATTTTGAAACAAATCGCTACTCGATAACTTTGTCTGGTTCAATTTTCAAAGAATTAATTGAAAAAGAACGTGCTGGCGGTTTTCATGGTAAGACCGTACAACTGGTGCCACATTTTACAAATCTGGTGCAGGAAAAGATTGAGAAGGCTTCGAAAGATTCTGATATTCATATTGTTGAAATTGGCGGCACGGTTGGTGATTACGAGGGGCTGTCATTTATCGAGGCGATTAGGCTTTTTGCTAATAAAGTGGGACGTCGAAATTGTCTCTATGTGAGCGTGGTCTATGTGCCTTGGATTAATACTTCGAAAGAATTGAAAACAAAACCGGCACAAAACGCTTTGAAGGACTTGCGCGGTTTTGGGATTATTCCGGATGTCGTGGTCTGTCGTACTGAGAATCCAGCACCTCGTGAAATTTGTGAAAAGATTGCACGTTTTTCAGGAATTTCTGACACTGCTGTATTAAATTTGCCAGATATTAATTCGGTGTATGATGTGCCATTTAATGTTTTGAAATCTGGTGTGCTTGAAATTTTGAATGATTTCGTAGGGGATACTAGCGAGCCTGATATGTCTAGATGGCTGGAGTTTTCGAAGCGCCGAGCGGAGAAATATGAAAAAACCGTGAAAGTGGGGTTGGTCGCGAAATACGTCGGAAATGAAGACACTTATATTTGTGTGACGGAGGCCTTAAAGGCAGCTGCGGCATGGAGTGGGGTGAATCTTGAAATTAAATGGATAAATGCCGAGAAGGCTGAGGATAAAGATTTTGCGGCCGTGGACGGATTAGTGGTGCCTGGTGGATTTGGTGCAAGAGGCGTTGAAGGGAAGATTCGTGCAGCTGAATTTGCTCTTGAAAATAATAAGCCATATCTTGGTCTCTGCCTTGGCATGCAGGTAGCTTGTATTGCAGCAGCGCGAAGAGCCGGGCTAAAGAAGGCAAACTCTGAGGAGTTTGACGAAGAGACGCCTGAAAACGTGATCTATATTATGGACGATCAGAAAGGGAAGGAATCGACTGGTGGAACGATGAGGTTGGGGGATTACAAAGCGAAGCTTATGAAGGATAGTCAGACTGCCAAGATTTACGGAACAACTGAAGTGGTTGAGCGCCATCGTCATCGCTTTGAAGTGAACCAGAAATTTTTGGATGCAATTTCAAAAGGTGGTATTGAAGTATCCGGTACTTCTCCAAACGGAAAGTTGGTTGAATTTGTGGAGGCACCTGGACTGAAATTCTTCCAAGGGACACAGGCTCATCCAGAATTTAAATCTCGCCCACTAAGCGTACATCCTTTGTTCCAAGCCTTTATGGATTCCTTGGTCTAGATTTTGTTTACAGAGATAAAACTTCTTTGTGCTAAAATATAGGTATGGAGAAGATTAAACAATTACTTAAATTAGTGATCTCTACTCTTTACGAAGTGGAGGTTGAGGCTAATGTGGTCGCAGCGCCAAAGGATACTGGTGCGGATTTTGCAACGAATATCGCAATGAGTTTGACAAAGACTTTGAAGCGGAATCCACTTGAGATTGCTGAAGAAATCCGTGGTGAATTATTGAGGCAGGCTGAGTCAGAAAATGGAATTGTTGATAATGTGGAAGTTGCGAAGCCTGGTTTTATTAATATCAAACTTGGTGACGGGTTTTATAAGGCTGAGATTGCAAAATATCAAAAAGATTTCTTGAACAATATATCACAGCATGAATATTTGGATAAAACTGTGATATGTGAGTTTTCCGATCCAAATCCGTTTAAAATTTTGCACGTTGGCCATCTTTATACTTCGATGGTTGGGGATGCAATGTCGAGAATCATTGAGTTCGCTGGCGGAAAAGTTGTGCGAGCAAACTTCGGTGGCGACGTGGGGCTACATGTGGCAAAAAATATGTATGCACTTTTACAACATGTTGACAGAATTTCGGATGAAATGACACCGACTGAGAAGGCAGAACTTATGGCTGAGTCATATGTTGAAGGCTCAACGGCCTATGAAGAAGACGAAAAAGCTAAACAAGAAATTGTTGTAATCAACCAAAAGATTTATAAAATTGCTGCCGCAGGGGAAGAGGTTGTTGCAAAGCTTGAGGAAGAGCTTGAATCCAGCGAGGGTAATGCGAAGAGTGATGTCGAGAAAGATCTTTTGATTGCAAAAGTTTATTACTGGGGACGCAAGGCTAGCTATCAATATTTTGAAGATTTTTATCGAAATATTGGTGTGAAATTTGATCGATATTATCCA